TAAGGCTGGAATTTGTTCCGCCTTGAGAATATCAATGGCCGTGCCTTTCCAGTTCTCAGGCGCATACTTCGATGGGTCGTAATACGGATACCACTTGCGAATGTCATTTAATGTTATGGTTTTGAGCTTTGATTTTTTTAAGGCTTTCATAATGGACGATTGCAAAGCGGACAGTTTTTGCCTTTGATCATTGCGTGAAATTTTGATTCGGCTTTGGTTGCTGCTTGGTCTAGTCGGGTATTATTATCTGTCCACCGCACTAACCTTTCAATGTGGGTGGACAGGCATAAGAAATTTTCAGTAGCGGTTTGCCATCGGTCATGCAAATCGGCCACAGTCCCAAAATCTGGTGGCGGTTCTGACATCGCTCGCATTTTTTCAATGCTACCAATTGCATTGTCCAGTAATACACATTTTCGTAGAACTCCCAGCCCTTCCTTGTTAAGACTAAGCAATCCATCAAGGTCGTTTGCTCGGTCTTCGGAGGAAGATGCTTTATCTCGACCGACACGGATTCGTTCGACAAGTTGCTCCAATCGATTGTAATTTGCTGCTGCTTTGTCGGACCGTTCGTTGAGGTCCTTGAGTTCGTAAAAACTTGCAACCCTCTCCTGCTGCGGTTTGAGTTCATTGTATTCCTTTTCTAAAGTTTCCGCACGTTCCTCGCTCAATGCTTGGCGCGTGCGAGCCTGGTTGACGGACTGTGCAATATTCGCCAGCGTCGTGTCAATTACAGACAAGTCAACAATATCGTTTAGCTGTCGGGACACTTCGCCCGCCGTTTCGCAAAACCAGAACGGGCTGTCGTGCTGCTGCTGGAAGTTAAGTGGACTGAGGCGTAGGACTGCTGCAATGTCCGAGGGTGGGTCTTGTCCAAATGCTTGAAATACCTTCCCGTCCAGTATGTATCTGTTATGTTGTCCTCGCACCCTGCGAATCTCGTGCTTGTCTAGGAGCATCACGACCTCCGCCTCCTTGGCGCCATCACGAATAAAAGCATCACCTGCAACGTCGTTCAAGCAAATCCAGCGCAATGCACGCACAACGGCGCTCTTGCCAGTGTCGGTTGGACCCACGATGGACGTGATGCCCTGCGCCAGCGTAAGCTTTAGTTGCTCGTGGGCTTGAAAGTTTTTGAGTGTGATTTGCACGACTATATTATAGACGTGGCAACGGATGTGAGTAAACAAATTCCATTTGTGGAACAAAAACGACACATGTGTTGTAAATAAATAGATTTTATTCGTTTGAACATCAACAACTTGCGTAAATTTGAAAAATAGTTGTTGCAAAGTAGGAAACTTTTGATACCTTGATTGCATTGGTAAAAACTAAAACGAAAAAAATATATGGCTAAACTATCAGCAAGAGGCAGGACGCAAATTGCAGAGGCCGTCAAAACAGTCAACAGCAGTTACGACGGGCGTCCGCTTGAATTGAAGCACCGGCTCATGTCGGACGGTGTGGTGCTGCGCAAGTCTGGTTCCGGTTGGAGCGTCAAGGACAAGCTCAAAGAGGGCGTGACAAATGAGCAATGGGTTCAAGGCAGACGCGTTACGGGCTGGACGGTCACTTCTAAATAAAAACCCTTGACGTGTGCTGGCAGTTACTTCTAATCTGCCAGCACACACACTATAAACATTGTATGGACAAATTAACTAAGAAGACTGACAACTTGGATGAACTGTTCGCCTCCGTCGAGAAGCTGCTGTATAAGCAAGCCTGGGCGGCTGTGGCAAAATACGGCATCGCTTTCGAGGATGCCTTGAGCGAGTGCCATTTAGCATTCGTCAAAGCCACTAAGCAGTTTCAAGAAGGGCGCGGGACAAAGTTCTCAACCTTTCTACAACTTAAGTGCCAATGGCATTTCCTCACGCTCGCTAGTCAATCCAAACGCGCTCCCCATTTTGTCGAAATAGAACTAAACGAAGAATTAGTTGGAGTCGCACCGGTACAACATAGTCCTTGTCTTGAGGCTGTGGAAGGACTGAGCAGCGAAGCGAGAGAGATTGTCGGACTGCTACTTGAGACGCCAGCGGAGATCCTTGGCGTATGGAGCCCTATCAAACCCAAGCAATTGCTCCGGCGCGTCAAGCGTTACTTGCAACGCAAGCGGGGTTACAGCAAGGCGCGGCTTGAGAAGGCGCACGAAGAAATCACAAACACGTTTCGTCAAATTTGGGCAACTGTATGAAATACATCATCCTTGATTTGAATGGAATAGAAGCCTCCATTATTTTTGATGAGTTGCTACAGCACATTGATGTGGCAAAAGGGGTGATGGCTAAAGGGAAAGTGGTCGCTGCGGGATTTTGCAATGCTGGACAGACAGAGGTATGGGGAAAGTCTGTCAGCTTGGGAATCGGCAATCGCGGGATAGATGATGTTTGTGTTTTCGAGTCATCAATGGCCCATCGAATATGACCCAGCTCAAGCCTTTTCAGTTGGAAGATTGCAAGCGTATCCACGCATGGAATGGGCGTGCGTTGCTCGCTTGGGAAATGGGATTGGGTAAAACCATTGCTTCCCTTTACTGGGTGCTTAAGACGCCTAAGCGCAGGCCGGTTGTGATTGTTTGTCCAGCAGGCCTGCGCTGGACCTGGCAAGCGGAGGCTGCATTGCATTTCAACATGCGAGCAGAGGTCATCGAAGGACGAATGAAGAAACGCAGCAATGCGCCCCAAGGTGAAATTTACATTATTGGATACGACATTCTGGACAGTTGGCTGCCGTTTCTGTGCAAGCTCAAACCCCAAACAGTGATTGCGGACGAAGCCCAATACCTGAAAAACCATCTGGCGCAACGCAGCAAAGCAGCACATCGACTGGTTAAAGGGGCAAGCAGCGTTCTTGCTCTGAGTGGCACCCCTCTTGTCAATCGCCCTATCGAGCTGTGGTCGATATTGCGTTTAGTAAAACCCCAGTTGTTTCCTTCCCGACAAGAATACGCTTGGAGATACTGCGCACCACGCTGGACTCCCTGGGGATGGAAATACACCGGAGCCAATCACCTTGACGAATTGCATGACAAGTTGCACAGGAATGTGATGATACGCAGGCGCAAGAAAGACGTGTTGAAAGACTTGCCGCCCAAAGAGCGCAGAATGATTAGTATGAGGTTTGAATCCTACAGCGAATACAATCACGCGCAAAACGATTTCTTGAACTGGTTGGGCACGATTTCTCCCAGTGCTGCGAACCGCGCAAAGAAAAGTCAGGCATTGGTCAAAGTGGGCTATCTGCTGCGTCTCGTTGCGCGAGAGAAAATAAAACTCACCATCCAGTGGATTGAAGAGTTCTTTGAATCCAATCCCAAAGAAAAACTCATGGCGCTCACCATGCACACCGCTGTCATTGATATGCTCAAGAAGCGGTTTCCTCATGCTGTGGTTATTGATGGGCGCGTGCAGGGACACAAGCGAGTCGATGCCGTTCGCATGTTCACTCACAACTCCAAAACGAATTTGCTGCTGGGCAATTGGAAAGCGGCAGGAGTGGGATTGAATCTGCAAGCTGCGCGATATGGCGTAGGGCTTGACTTTCCCTGGACGCCAGGCGACTTGCTGCAAGGGGAAGACAGGCTGCATCGAATCGGGCAGAAATTCAACGTGACGCTATTTTACCTTGCCGTGCAGGACACCGTGGAAGAGAAGTTGGTCAAATTGCTGCTGAGCAAAAGCAAGGTGCTGGATAGTGTCCTTAATGGCAAAGCGGAGGTCAAGGACGTGGATATTTTTGAAGAGCTGTTAACTCAATTCCAAAATATATGAGTATCTTTTTCAAGGAAACGAGCGATAATAAGTCTGAGTAGTAGCTGTTGGGTTGGGCCGGGTGTGAGATTTGTCCCTCGCACCCGGTCTTTTAATTTTATGATTCAAAATCTCCTCAGAGAGCACCGAATCGAGTTCCTTGAGTCAGGGCACCACCATTCACGCGATGGCTGGATTCAGGTTCGCAACTGCCCCTTCTGCAATAGCAACAACTACCATTTGGGATTCAACATCCGATTGGCTTACTGGAATTGCTGGCGATGCGGCTCGCACTACGGACCCAAAGTGCTGTCAGCATTGGGCATTCCTCGCAGCAAGGCAGAGCAAGTGCATCCTCACCTCGCGCAATCGAAGCCTGAGCAGGATAAGCCACGACGCGAGAAACTTGTGGAGCCAGTCGGGCGCAAGTCATTGCGTGAGTTGCCTCGCCATTGTGAATACCTCAAGCGGCGAGGATTCAAACCCGAGCGGATTGCAAATCTGTGGGGTGTGCAAGGCATCGGATTAGCTGGGCGCCTTAAGTGGAGACTCTACATTCCGGTCCTGCAATTTGGTGTTGCGACAAGCTGGACAACGCGAGCGATTGGCGACGTGCAGCAACGTTACATATCAGCGAGTCGAGACGAAGAGGTGGTCAACATCAAGCAAACCGTTTATGGGGCAGACTTGTGCAACGTTGCAGTGGTTGTTGTCGAAGGCCCCATTGACGCATGGGCAGTTGGTCCAGGGGCAGGCGCGTTATGCGGCACGATGTTCACAACGGCGCAGGTTCAGCGCCTCGCGCAGTTTGCTTACCGCACAGTCTGTTTCGACAGCACGCATGATGCGCAGCGCAGAGCGCAAGTGCTATGCGGACTGCTGAGCGTGTTTCCAGGGGTGACTCAGAATGTCGTGCTGGACGCTAAAGACCCGGCAGAAGCGCCTCAGCGTGACTTGCAGCGGCTCAGACGTGCAGCAAAGCTATGCTGAATACGACATATGTGTCGTATTTGAATGCATTTTTATTCGTTTGAATATCAATAACTTACGTGAAATTTTGAAAATAGTTGTTGCAAAGTAGGTATTTTTTGATACCTTAATTGCATGACAGAAAACAATTACAAAACAGGCAGACTTGCAAATGGCACAACTGTTCATGCGTTGCCAAGCGAAAGGACAAACAAGATGAAACACTTTAGACTCTTTGGATTTCGCCGAACAAACAACCACGAGGTAGTTAGAGACTTCAATACCGCTGAAGCTGCGCTTGTGTGGGCGCGGGCGAACGATGTAGAAATTAACGGTATATTAGGTGGGCAGGAATTAACGGCTTACCTTAGCAATCGGAAGCAAAGCCAGAAAACTATCGAGGCTGAATGGGCACAATTTGCGGAAGCCTCCTTTAACTATATGCGAGGAATTAGGCGCTAATGAAACACAAAATGTTCGTATTGGAATTGGAACGCGGGGACACAGCGACCGGGCTGTTCTTCGAGGGCAGTTGTTTAGTGCCCGCACCCGACAAGGCACTCAAGTTCGACAGCAACTTGGTTGCTTGTATGCGGGCGAACATGGAGACGACGCTGCGCGACAAGATTGGCGAGCGTTACATCGTGTCCGAAGTCGAAATGGTCAGCGCAACATCATGGAGGCGGATATGCGCGGATTGCAGGAGGGCAAATGAAAATTAAAATCAATGGTGAGCATTTATTACAATTGGACCAAGGAATGAAAGTTCATTTGTATCGTATCGAGGAAGTGGATGAGCTGCCCGTCCCATTTGTTTGTTGCGAAGCGGCATATGGCTTTTTCTTTATACCGGACAACAGGAAGGACACTTGGGTTCCAGCAATTTTTACGGTCTGGCAAGCACGTTATCGAATCAGTCAATCGTGGCTTTCATCTAGTCGATTTTATGTCGAGGAAGTATGAACAATCGACAATCCAAAAGCTTTAGAATATCAGCAGCATTGCGCGGGAACGTCACCGGGCCATCCGACGTCATTCCATTTGAAACGCATGGCTATTTCGAGGAGTTCATTGACGCCCGGCACGCACCGGTTTCTTGGCATACGGTTCCTCGACAAGTCCGACCGTCCCCTGGGCAGCGATGGCATGATAACAATTACGCTGTCGGAGCCGGTGCAACTGCTCAAGGGCTACAAACGAGTTCCAGTAACAATCAAATCTGGCACGCAGGTAATTTGCATGGTGCAAGCTATTTGCGGCAGAGAAACGCGAAAATAGAAAGGACAAAACATATGAACAAACACAGAATACTTAAATTGATTGGTGAACTAGCTGCTGCTTCCGTGAATCACTACAAAACAATAAACGAGAACACAAGGCGCTCTCCTGTGCGGGCTGCTGATAGGGAGTTGAAAGCAGCGCAATCCATTGCAAGAGCAACCTGTATGGAGCCTGTAACGGATGAAGAGTTGCAGTCGGCATTGGGGTGGTAAAAACAAAGTATACTATAACAAGCGTTTTCGACCCCGTGCTTTGTGAAATCATCTATTCCTGGTTTACTGCTTCGGGACAGCAAATCATCGACCCGTTTGCAGGAGGGAGCGTGCGAGGTGTAGTGGCATCCTGTCTTGGACGTGGATATTGGGGTGGAGAGTTACGACCAGAACAGGTGGCAGCAAACCAAAAACAAGCTGCTGCCATTTGTCGGTCGCCCATGCCACAATACGCTTGCGGCAACAGCAGGAGCACACTAAAACACGCGCCATATGCTGATTTCATTTTTTCCTGCCCTCCTTACGGGAATTTGGAATCCTACTCGGATGACCAGCACGACCTGTCAAACATGGAGTGGCCCGCGTTCCTTGATGCGTATAGACGCATAATTTCCTTAGCATGTGAAAAGCTGAGGGACAATCGCTTTGCGTGTTTTGTAGTGGGCGACTTCAGGGACGAACACGGGGCATACCGCAATTTTGTAAGCAAAGCCATCCGTGCGTTTCAGAATTGTGGATGCATCCTTTATAATGAGGCAATTTTGGTGACTGCTCTGGGGTCGGTGCCCATGCGAGTGTCCCGGCAATTTATAAGTGGTCGCAAGCTTTGTAAAACGCACCAAAACGTGCTCGTATTTTGCAAAGGCGACTGGAAGAAAGCGGCTTTGGAATTGAAGGAAAAAGGCAGTTGACAAGACAAACTGACTTTGTTACAAATCCCCTCAAGGCTGTTGAAAGCCTAGTCGTGGCAGTGTAGTTTAGATTTAGCCGTTAGTTAGGGAAGAGGCAGCGCCACGCGCCAATTTCAACCTTCTCTAGCTAGCGGTTTCTTTTTTGATGGATTCTGTATGGATGAAGAAATTGAGCCACAACGCACCTTCAAAGGCGTTTGGATAGAAGCAGCGATTTGGCTTTCCGAAGAAATATGTCCTTTGGCAAAAATGATGCTGGCAGAGATTGACGCACTTGATGATGGGGAAGGGTGCTTTGCTTCGGATAAGTGGTTTGCCAAACAATTCAGGGTATCGGAACGCAGAATTACCCAGATGATGACAGCACTGCGGCAACTCAAATTGGTAAAAACTTTGAAGTTCAATGGGCGTAGGAGATGGATACGTTCTGTTTTTTGGAGGAGTAAAGAATTGTCGAGGACCGAAATATATTTCGGGGCAGGACCGAAATATATTTCGGGGCAGGACCGAAATATATTTCGGACAGAAAGTACAAGTATAAATAACAAGAACAATCACGCGGGACATAGCCCGCGTGGGTGTGTTTTTCCTTCTTTAAATGGAGATACTCCCAAAGCTGTTTCACTCTTTGCAGAACTCACCATTAAGAACAGATGGCAAGTAGGCCAAAAAGGAGCATCCAGGCATGGATGGAAAGTTTCAACTATCCAAAAATGGGTGAGGTCATATTACCAATTATTGGAGCAGTTGGGTGGAGACAAAAAGAACAAACGCCAAATAACAGAATTGGTTGAGTGGTATGCTGACCATTACAAGGACCAGTTTATTCCTGAGGCCAGAAACTTCACTTCTTTTGTCGAAAAATACATGAGGATAAAATCCGCCATGCAACGTGCTGAGGGCATTGATGAAGAGGATGAGCAGGAGCCAAAGATAATATCAGAGATTATCAGTCCAGAAGAAGCAGCCAAATATGACAAATGGGATGAGGACATAGATGACGAGCGACGTGCCAATGCCAGAAACAAGAGACGATGAAGGTTCAGCGTTTTGACTCCCAGGTTTCCCGCAAGGTCCTTGCCGGGATGATTGTGCATGATGGGATTCTTGAATCCCTTGCTATTCGTCTGGGCAACGAACGGGAGCCATTCAATCAGAGGTGGCTGGATTTGGTGGCAAGGTGGTGTTTGGATTATTACGCCAAGTTTTCCAAAGCGCCTCGCCGTGCTATCAGGGACAGATTTCTCCGCTATGCTGACCAGAACAGCGATGATTCCTCAGTCCGTTTAGTTGAGCGTTTTCTTGGGGATTTGGGGAAGGATTATAAAGGGATTAGGGATGACCTTAATGAGTCTTATGTTGTGCAAACTGCCCTTGAGTTGTTTGGCAGGGTGCGGCTGCAGCGAATGGTGGATGAAGTGCAGTCTGCCCTTGAGGCAGGAGATTTAGATCATGCGTATGAACTTGAGTCCAAATACAGCCGTCTTGAAGTGGATGCGGAAAAGTGGGATGACCCGTTCAAAGAGGAAGTAATACGGGAGGTTTTTAGAAAACTGGACCAGGAGGAGCAACTGGTTTACTTCGCGGGTGATCTGAATACGTTTCTTGGCCCTCATTTTAAGCGCGGGGATTTTGTGTCCTTCGTTGGCCCCGAAAAACGTGGTAAGAGTTACTGGTTGCTTGAGATTGTATGGCAGGCATTGCGTGCGAAGCGGCGGGTGCTTTATTATTCTTTGGGGGATATGAGCAGGGAGGATGTTTACAAGCGTCTCTACTGCCGGGCGGTGCGCAAACCATTGAAAGAGGAGGAATGGCGGAAGCCTGTCAAAATCATATTTGATGAGGAGGGAAAGGTGGACCGTGTTATATCCTCACTCCAGAACGGGGGGACATTACGTCCTAAAGATGTTTTTACAGCGAGAGACCGAGTGATGCGCATCACGGCGAGCAAGGACGTTAATCTCAAAGTGCAGGTGAGCGGAGGAGGCGTAGTGACGGCAAGCAGCATCGAATCCAAAATCCATCAGTTTGTTCATCGCGAAGTCTGGATTCCCGATGTTGTGGTGATTGACTATGCGGATGAGTTGGATTCGGAGCCTGGCAGCAATCGTGATGATTTCCGGCACAAGATAAACGCTACCTGGCGCGTGTTGCGCAGGATTGCCCTGGACAATCATTGTTTGGTGGTGACGGCAACGCAAGCGGCGGCTTCGTCTTACAAGAAGAATGCCAAGGTTTTGACTAAGGATGACTTTTCCGAGGACAAGCGCAAGAACGCCCATGTGACAGGGATGATAGGGCTGAACCAGTCTCCAACTGAAAAGGAGCAAGGCGTTTACCGTCTCAATTGGCTGGCGTTGCGGGGCGGGAAGTGGAGTGAGTATCAGGTGATTTACACGGCAGGGGATTTGGCTGTGTCCTGTCCGTGCATCATTTCACGATTTCCAAAAAAGAAAGAAAAGTGACCTTGTTGGCAGGAAAAAATGAGATAATAATGAAAAGAATGAATGTTGACCGTTATGGACGAGAGAGAAAAGACCGTGATGCCTTTGGCGCAGCGGTCGGCACCACTCGTTACAAAGTGAATGCCGCGATGAGCAGGAAGAAATGGCAGGCGGTTGAGGATGTGGCGGAATCTGCCGGTGTTTCTGTGGAGAGCGCCCTGCTGTATCTGCGGCGAATGGTGCGCTTGGGGCAATTCGAGAAGCAAAAAAGGATTGCCTATCGGGTTGCTCCTCGATAATAGTATTGGAAAAGCGAAACAAACAAAACGAAAAGGCAAAGATGAAACTCACACGAATATTGGCAATCAAGTTCTTCGTCGGCATTGGAATGAAATCGGCGGAGGGATGGGATGATGGCAAGCTGGCCGAACGGCTGGCCCAGGTCCCGAAACGGCTTACAACGGAAGCCATTCCTGACGAGCACCGCAAAACCTACGATGCCCTGGTGGCAGTTAAGGATAATGGAGGCTCCGTGTTTGTCGGGAAGCACAAGGCAACGGTCGGGAAAGTGGAAACCAAGAAAGTTTCCAAGAAGGCCAAAGCCAAACTCAAGGCTATTGCGGAACAGAAGGCGGCACGGCGGCTGACTGTCCTCGCGGGCGAAATTCGCGACTCCTATGTTTCGGCGGATAGTCTCGCCAAGACTGCCAAGGAGCGCGGGCAGAAAGCTGTTTACGAAGCATGGCGGTGTGGTAAAGCCTTGATTGAAGCCCGTGCGATTGTGGGTCATGGCGATTGGCTTAAATGGCTCAAGAAGGAATGCAAAGGCGTTTCTGACCGCACTTGTCAGCGTTACATGAAGCTGGCAAAAACGACACATGTGGCGGAATTGAAGAACGCGTCATCCATCCGTCAGTCTTACATTGCGGTCGGCATTGTGGAGGAACGCAAAGCATTGCCACCAGCGCCTGACTCCGCATCGGCAAAGCAGGAAACGACCAAGCCGGAAGGGCATGACGAGAAAAAACAACAGGAGACTCCAAAGGCTTCTGCGCATGATGACGATGCGGAGTTTGAGAAGGCGAGAAATGATGAGGATGAAGCGGAGGAATCAGGAGATGCGCCTCTGCCCGATCCCATGTCTGTTATCAAACGTGCTGTGGCTTCTTTGGTGGCCTTGCTGGATGATGTCCCCAAATCCGGCAGGGATGATGCGCGTAAACTTTTGCGTCCGCTCAAGTCATGGCTCAAATGATTTATCGCCTTGCTGGTTGCTTGCGCGACTGGAGCGAACTACTCGACATAAAGCGCAAATGCAACCAAAAGGGTGATAATATTTCCATACGGCGGAATCTATGCATGAACCAGCGCAAGCTGTGGAGATTGCAAGGCCGAATCGGTAACCATCACAATGGGATTTAGCTGGCTGGGTGGAAGCCGGTGATGCCCGTTTAACGAGAAAGCATTTTGAACCACCCTTCAATCAGCCGGTATCAGGATGGTGAAGCCAGGTCGGGCACTGGCCCGTATGGAAAATAATTTTGTATGTGCCATTTGAAAATTGTTTATACTACATGCTTGGGTCATCGTGAAGAGCGGGACCCAAGCGATATTGATGTAATCCTGTTTGATTTGAATGGAATGGTTGTGGTTCTCCGTGATGGCAGGCGCGAGAGAATAAAGAACGCTCGTTTAAAGTTTGACCATCCTGTGCATGAGCATGAAAGTGGAAAATAAAATATGAGAATCAATCGACAAGAGTTCCTTGATAGTTTGGAAATGGTGAAAGCTGGACTGGCTCCTCGTGAAATGGTGGAGCAGAGCAGTTGCTTTGTGTTCAAGGATGGAAATGTGGTGACCTTCAATGATGAGGTGGCGTGTCGCAAGCCCATTGGCATCAATGTAACGGGCGCTGTGCAAGCCCAGGCTCTCCTCGATATCTTGAGCAAGATGGAGGATGATATGCTTGAGGTCACTGAGAACGACCAGAAGCAGCTTGAGTTTCAAGGCAAGCGCAAGTCCTTTGCGGTGACGAAGGACGCGGAAATCTTTCTTCCCATCGACCGAGTGGAGACACCCAAAAAATGGCACAAGCTGCCCAAGGAATTTATCGAAGCTGTGGGACTTGTTCAGCATTGCGTAAGCACGGACGAATCGCGATTCTTGCTTACGTGCATTCATCTTGCCCGCAATTTTGTGGAAAGCTGCGACAACCACCAGCTGATTCGCGTCACGTTGGACAATGATCAATTTGAGGAGCCGGCGTTGGTGCGTGGTGCCTCGCTTGCCCACTTGACGACACTGGCTATGGACCAGGTAGCCAAGACGGAGAATTGGGTTCACTTCAAAAATCAGGATGGGCTTATTTATTCGTGTCGGCGCTATGCTGAAAGCTATCCTTCGCTTGATGATGCGCTCAAGGTCAAAGGTCACGCCATTACAATACCCAAAGGACTTGTCGAAGCAGCGGACAGGGCAGCGGTATTTGCAAGTGACCGGGTAGGGGACCCGCTTGTGTCTGTGGCTTTGAAAAGTGGTGCGTTGCGTATCATTGGAGAAGGGGCAGCGGGATGGTATAAGGAATTTAAGAAGGTGGACTACAATGGCCCTAAACTTGAGTTCCTTGTGGCTCCTGATTTGCTCAAGCATATTTCCGAGGAGTATCGGACAGCAACCATCTCCCAGGACAAGTTGAAGGCTGAGGGAGGAACCTGGCAGTATGTTACAGTGTTAGGCAGGGTCAACGATGAGGAGCAGCAGGAGGAAAAGCCCAAATCTAAACGTGCAAAGAACGAAGATGAGGAGGAAGAATGATACTGTTGATCGCAATACTGGTTGCCTGCTTTCCGCTTGCTCTTGTTATCCTAACCTTGCTGCCTCAATTCTTAATGTGGAGGGCGACGCGCAGGGCGCGAGAGCGGGACCTGGACAAATTGTTTTCGAGGTTGGGACGGACTGTTCCTTATGCAACACGCCGCAGCATTTTGCAGCGGATTTTGCGCCGGATGAAATAGTGTCTAGGAATAAGACACTATTTTACGTTAACGTTACAAAATCGTTTTAACGATATGTTTGGCTGTTCTGACTCCTGCTGAGTCATCAAAATGCTTGCTACAAGGCAAAGCAAGCGGAGAAAACAGGGCTTAGTTCAGAATATAACTCTCAAATGCGCGGCTTTTTCGACTCTTCGATAGTGCATAAGCATACTCCCGAAAGTCTGTTTCCCAAGTGCTCTGCTTGTGGGTTGTTTCAGCATTGCGAGTCTCCGAAGATGGCCCCTTACGGAAAGGGGCGTAAGGACGTATTGGTGGTGGGCGAGGCCCCAGGCGCGACCGAGGATTCTCAGGGCAGGCCGTTTATCGGTAAGGCAGGGCAATTCCTGCGTGACGTGCTTTATGATATTGATGTGGATTTGGACAGGGATGCCATTACAACTAACGCCATCATTTGCAGGCCCGCGGGCAATCGCACCCCGGAAGCAAAGGAGATTCTTTATTGCCGTCCCAATTTGCGTGCAACGATTGAGAAATTCCAGCCACGAGTAGTTGTCACGCTTGGAAGGGTAGCATTAGCGAGTGTGCTTGAAGGCATTTGGAAGGATGATGTCGGACCGCTGGAACGTTGGGTGGGATGGCGGATTCCTTACGCTGATTATTGGATTTGTCCCACATATCATCCTTCCTTTTTGCTGCGCAGCAAAAATAAATTGATGGACAGACTTTTTCAACAGCACCTTCAATCTGCGTTCTCGATTGAGGCAAACTCGGCTGAGCTGCCAGATGTCGAAGCGCAGGTGGAGGTGCTGTATGATGATAAGGAAATAGCACGTAGGATAGAGGCATTGGATGGCTATTATGATGTGGTGGTGGATTACGAAACAAATTGTGCTAAGCCTGAACTGCCTAATGCACAGTTGCATTCCTGTGCCTTGTTTGCTGGAAATAAGGCAATATCCTTTCCCTGGCTGCCTCGCACCAAACTGGCAATGGGTAATTTGTTAAGGGATAGCAGGGTGGGAAAGATAGCGCACAATTTGAAATTTGAGGAGCGATGGACGTTGAAAGAATTTGGGCATGGAGTAGCAGGATGGAAATGGGATTCAATGCTTGCCGCTCACTGTCTTGATAATCGGACTGGCATCTGCTCCCTCAAATTTCAATCGCTTGTCCGCTTGGGCGTGCCCTCTTACAATGAGCACATTGCGCCGTATCTCGAATCGCATCGTGGGCCTTACAATCGCATTGGTGAGATTAACCCTGACCAGCTGCTGAGGTATGGCGGGATGGACGTTATACTTGAACACCGGCTGGCAAAGCTGCAACGAAAGGACATGGGGATATGACGCAAGAAGAATTTATACACTATTTGAAACGGATAGATGTTCTGAAGAAGAAAGGGGAAGAGATAGAGCCTACTAAGATTTTAACACTCCAACTAATGGTCACAGTCTTGGATTATGTGGAGTCAGCTCCTCGTGTAAATCGAGAGTGGCTAGAGCGTGAGTTTCGCAAAGCAGGGGTCAAATGAACCTGCACGCCATACAGCAGCAGGGTTATCAGTTGCTTCATGATGGAGCGATAGAGCTTGCTCATGTTGAGGCAAACGGCATTCGTATTGACGTGCGGAAGCTGGCGGAGACAAAGCAAATGTTGCAGGACAAGATGCGGCAACTGCGCAAGGAGATGGAGGCAACGGACGTTTGGAAGGCTTGGCGCAAGCGATTTGGAGAAAAAGCAAACCTCACTTCACGTCCGCAACTAGGCACGATTCTCCATGTGGACCTTAAGTATGAGGTAAACGAGACAACGGAGACAGGGCGCCCAGTTATGGATGAAGAAGCCTTGTCAGAAATTGACAATCCTTTCGTTGCTAAAATTGTCCGTTACCTCAAATACGATAAGGCCGTTGGGACATTCCTCAATGGGATTCAGCGTGAGGTTATCGGGAACCGCTTGCATCCATCTTTCCTTTTACACACTGTCCGCAGTTTCCGCAGCAGCAGCAGTGAACCCAACTTCCAGAACTTCCCGGTCCGTGATAAAGAAATCAGCGAGCTTATCCGCAGTCAGTTTATTGCAAGCAAAGGCCACGTCCTGGTGGAGAACGATTTTAAGGGTGCGGAAGTGGTGGTGAGTGCGGCTTATCACAAGGACAAGAATTTCATTTCCTACATAACGGACCCCACAAAAGACATGCACCGCGATATGGCGGCGCAGATTTACAAACTCAAGCCTTCGGAGGTCAGCAAGGAGACTCGTTATGGGGCCAAGAACAAATTTGTGTTTCCTCAGTTCTATGGTGATTATTACGTAGCTTGCGCTCAGAATTTGTGGGATTGGATTCGCAAAGGAAAGCTGACAACGCCGGATGGTGTTTCACTTTACAAGCACCTCAAACAAAAAGGAATTGATAGGCTAGGCGCTTGTGACCCGGATGAGGACCCGGAAGAAGGGACTTTTGAAGCACACTTAAAAAAGGTCGAGAACGATTTTTGGAACCGTCGTTTCATGGCTTATGGCAAGTGGCGCAAGGATTGGTATAATGCCTATTTGGACAAAGGCTATTTTGACCTCAAAACTGGATTCAGGGTTTACGGTAGTTTTGGACGCAATGCTGTTACGAACTACCCTATCCAAGGGAGTGCGTTTCACTGCTTGCTTTGGTCTCTCATTCGCATCAACCGTTTGCTGCGCAAATACAAAATGCGTTCGATGATAGTGGGGCAGATTCACGACAGCTTGCTGGGTGACGTGCATGTGGACGAGCTGGCTGATTATTTGTGCATTGTCGAGGAGGTGGTGGAGGAGAAGTTGCGTAAGGCTTACGATTGGCTGGTTGTGCCGCTGCAGATAGAATATGAAATAGCACCTGAGGGTGGCAGCTGGTTCGAGAAGCGTGAATGCCATTTTAAGCGCGGGCGCTTCCTGCATCCAGAAGATAAGGAAGCGAGCACAACGTGTCCTCAGGCGTTTCTAAGGGCATTGAAAGATAATAAAAGGAATGGATAAAACATATCAGGGGTTTTTGGAGTCGAAAGCGGTGTGTGATGCGCCTACTGGCAAGCAATGCTCTCCAGAGGATTGTCATAAAATCCTGTTTGATTTCCAACGATTGATTGTTCCTTGGGCTGTGAAGCGTGGGCGTGCCGCGTTGTTTGAGGATTGCGGCCTGGGTAAGACCATTCAACAGCTTGAATGGGCGAGATTAGTTGACGAAAATACATTGATTGTCGCCCCGCTTGCAGTATCGACTCAGACAATTCGTGAGGCGAAAAAGTTGGGGATTGTGGCTAAGTATGCTCGCACCCAAGAGGAGGTTGATGGGCAGTTCACTATAACTAACTATGAGCGTGTATCTAAATTTGATCCTACTCGATTTGGGGCGGTGGTGCTGGATGAGAGCAGTATACTTAAGGGATTTGATAGCAAGACACGATCCTTGGTTACTGAGATGTTTTCTCAGACCCCTTATAGGCTTTGCTGCACTGCCACGCCTGCCCCTAATGACCATGCGGAGCTTGCTAATCATGCGGAGTTTTTGGGAGTGATGAAAGGGTCGGAGATGCTGGCTACTTTTTTTGTTCATGACCAGAAGTCAGCGTTGCAATGGAGGCTTAAAGGCCATGCGGGCGATGAGTTTTGGAGGTGGGTTTGTTCCTGGGCTGTGTGCATACGTAAGCCATCCGATATAGGGTGTGATGATGGCCCTTTTGTTCTCCCCCCACTGCGGACTAAAAATGTAATAGTCAAAACGGGATTTCGCCAGCAGGGGACTTTGTTGGGCAGCAGTCTGTCAGGCATCCAAGGGCGTATTGCTGCTCGCAGAGGCACGGTTCGTGAGCGGGTTGTCGAAGCGGCAAAAATGGTAAACGGATCATCAGATCAGTGGATTGTTTGGTGCGGGTTAAATTCTGAAAGTGAGCAGTTGGCGGCATCCATTCCTGATTCTGTTGAGGTTAAGGGCAATGATGACGCTCAGGAGAAAGCGCAGTCTCTTTTGGATTTTGCCGATGGCAAAATCCGAGTGCTTGTTACCAAGCCCAGCATTGGCGGATTTGGGATGAACTTTCAGCGGTGTCATAATCAGGCTTTTGTGGGATTGTCCGATTCGTTTGAGGAACTATATCAGGCTGTTCGCCGATGCTGGCGTTTCGGGCAGAAAAAAGCTGTAAATGTGTTTTTAGTGACAGCCGATGTCGAGTATGTGGTGGTGTCCAACATCAAACGCAAAGAGGAGGAAGCGGATAAAATGCAGCAGGCAATGGTAAACAATATGAGAAACATTGAACGTGAGCAGATCAGAGGGCAGGTGCGTGAAAAAATGGAATACAAGCGCGACACGGCAACAGGCGATGGGTGGACATTGAATCTTGGGGATACTTGTGAAATTACCCCTGAAATGGATGACGATTCGGTTGACTTTTCAATTTGCTCACCTCCCTTCGCTTCTCTTTTTACATACACTGCCAGTGACCGGGATATGGGCAATTCCAAAGACGCCAAGCAGTTCTTTGAGCATTATAAGTTTCTTATTGGGCACTGGTTGCGGGTAACCAAGCCGGGCAGACTGGCTGCGGTTCACGTTGCGCAAATTCCCGCGATGTTAGCGAGAGACGGTTTTATAGGTTTGAAGAATTTTCGAGATGATGTAGTGCGTGCGCATTTAAAAGCGGGTTGGATATTTCACGGTGATGTCAGTGTGGATAAGAACCCTCAAGCCCAGGCAATCCGCACCAAGAGCAAGGGACTTATGTTCGTGCAACTTGAAAAGGACGCGACATGGATGCGTCCTGCGCTGGCGGATTATATTTTACTGTTTCGCAAACCGGGGGAAAATAAAGTTCCTGTTAAACCGGACGTGACACGTGAACAGTGGATTGAATACGCTCACCCATGTTGGTATGGGATTCAGGAAACAAACACTCTGAATGTGGCGGAAGCGAGGGAACAGAAGGACGAGCGGCATATCTGCCCATTGCAACTGGATTTAATTGACCGTGCCGTCAGGCTTTGGAGCAATCGTGGTGAACTTGTGTTTTCGCCTTTTGCTGGCATCGGATCTGAGGGCTATCAATCCATTCTTAATGGCAGGAGATTTATTGGCAATGAACTGAAGGAGCAATATTTCAAAGTTGCCGTCTCCAATTTGCACAGGGCGATGTCAAGGCGTTCCAAGGGCGTATTTTTCCGTGGCCAGTTGCAAAACGAATTGTTGAATCGAAAATAGCAAATATGAGCCAAGAACTTTACAAACGGTATCGCCCTACAACCTTAAAGGGTTTAGTAGGGCAGGAAGCAGCGGTTGCGACGATTCAAAAACTAGTCAGTGGTAAAAAGGTCCCTCACTGTCTCTTGCTTACCGGCCCCAGTGGCGTTGGCAAGACAACCATTGCGCGAATAATTAAAACCGAATTGCAATGTGGTGATGCCGATTTTTCAGAAAAGAACTGCGCAGACTTTCGAGGCATTGAGGATGTGCGAGAAATCAGGCGTAGCATGAACTTGCTGCCAATCGCTGGAAAGGTTCGTATTTGGCTCATTGACGAGTGCCACCGTCTCACTGGCGACGCGATGAATGCCATGCTTAAGATGCTAGAGGACACTCCAGTCCATGTTTACTTTCTGCTCTGCACAACGGACCCTCAGAAACTAATCAAGACCATTCGCACGAGGGCTACAGAGGTGAAGCTTATTCCACTGCCACTCGAAGCACTGGAGCATGTGATAAATCGAGTGGTGCAGAAGGAAGGGTTTAAGCTCTCCGAGAACGTGGTGGAAGAGATTGCAGAGGCATCGGATGGCTCTGCTCGCAAAGCACTGGTGCTATTGGAGCAAATTGCAGACCTCGACAGTGAGGAGGAGCAGCTAAAGGCGATTGTTGCTGCAAACTTTAACAAGGACGACGCTTTTACGCTTGCGCGATTAGTGTTCAACTTTCGCCGTGATGCAACCTGGACAGAGATTGCTAAAACACTGCGCAATCTGTCAGACCAGGATGTAGAGGGCATTCGCTATTGCATGTTGGGCTATGCGCGAAGTGTGCTTGTGGGGAAGGACGAGAAACCGCCCAACACGAAATACGCTCAAAAGGCATTCGGGATTATAGAGATTTTTGGCAGGAATTTCTACGACAGCAAGCACGCGGGGCTGGCTGGCGCATGTTGGGAAGCGTTCAACAACCTCAAATAAGCGATAATAAGCTGTATGGATAACATGGATTATAGTGAAGATGCCGTCCAGATTGACAAACTGAATTTGGACAAGGAGTGCATCCGACTCCCCACTGACCTGCTCAAGTTCTTAAATCATTCCATCAATCTCAAGGACGTGGTGGAGGAGCGCAAAACGCGGCTTGATGTTGTCGAAGCAGAAGTGGCCAAGGATGTGCGCGACCATCCAGCCAAGTTTGGAATTGAGAAGGATACAGAAAAAGCGATTGCAGCGGCTGTAGTGCTTCATCCTCGTTACCAGGAAGCTGTCGAACGTTTGCGCAAGTCCAAGTATGCGGCAGATATGGCAGAGGCTGTAGTGCGTGCGTTGGAATATAAAAAGCGCAGTTTGACGCTGTTGGTTGAGCTGCATGGTGTGGGATATTTCTCCAACCCTAAGCTGTCGCGTGCCGGTCGTGAGGCTGTTGAAGACATGACCAAGGACAGAGTGCGGCGTCGTTATACAAAGGAGGATAGATGAAATGGGTTTTGATTTTAGCGGTAATCTTCGTCGGAATGCCAGCTGTTTCACAGCAGCTACCACACATTCGGGAAGGAGTTGGACAATCGTTTGCGCAGTGCTGACGAGGAAGACAACTGGGATGGGTTCTTTACGCTTGAGGACGGCCTCACGCTCAAGGTGATGTTCGGGGAAGAGACGCTGGGTGGTCGGTCGTTTGTCACGACAGAGAATATCGACTTCCGGCCCCGTCGTGATGCTTACGACGAGGACATCCTGGAAAAGACGCTGTGCCTCGATGAGTTGCTCATAGTCCCTGACTATGATGACCTCAAGAAGGCTTTCCTCGAAACGGCTGAGGATGACGAGGACGACGACGAGAAGCCGTCTAAGAAAGCCAAGTCCCGTGACGATGAGGATGAAGAAGAAGAAGACGACGACGAGGACGAGCCGAAGCACAAGAGCAGCAAGGCCAAGGACGAAGCGCCTGACGACGAGGATGATGACTGGGATGAAGAACCCAAGTCCAAGAAGAAATCCAAGTCGGATGATGACGACGAAGATCAAGACGAGGAAGACGAAGAGGAGGAGAAGTCCAAGTCCAAAAAGAAGACGGCTGATGACGACGAAGACGACGAGTGGGAAGAGGTTGAGAAGAAAGCCAAAAAGAAAGGAGTTGACGATGACGACGAGGAAGATGACGACGACGAAAAGCCGAAAGGCAAAAAGTCGCTCTTCCCGCGTGGCAAAAAAGGCGTCCGCACAGCTGATGAGGAAGAAGAAGACGACGAAGACGAGGAGGATGAGAAGCCTCGCAAAAAGAAGTCTCGTGGCGGCGATGACGAGGATGATGAGTAATTGGACTTGGGCAGACCATTGCCTTGTCTCAAAATGACTGCGAAAGAAGTATTGTTGGCCAAACGTCCTAAGCAGACGTTGGAGGGTGCTGTCAGCAGTGGCAGCACCCTCCTTAATCTTGCTTGCACTGAACGTCCCGACGTCGCATTCCTCAAGGGAGGCTACTACTACCTTGTGGGCGACTCGCAGTCTGGCAAGACTTTCTTGACCCTTACCTGCTTTGCTGAGGCGTGCCGGAACAAAGCCTTTGCCAAATACCGCCTTATCTTTGACGATGTGGAGGGTGGTGCGCTAATGGACATTGCGCATTATTTTGGTAAAGAGGTTGCAGCGAGGATGGAAGCTCCATCCCGTCGCAAGGGGCAGCCAATATTTAGCGATACAATCGAATCATTCTACTACCATTTGAGCGACTTGCTTGATGAAGGGAGACCATTTATTTACGTCCTTGACAGTCAGGACGCGCTCAGCAGCGATGCAGCAGCAAAAAAATTCAGGAAACAACGCAAGGCGGCAAAGGACGAAGGAGAGGCAGCAGGGTCATATGGGGACGGCAAAGCCAAGTATCACAGTGAGCACATTCGCGAAGTGCTGTCACGCTTGCGACGAAGCGGCAGCATCCTCATTGTGATTGGACAGACGCGAGATAATTTAGGTATGAGCTTTGAACCCAAAACGCGCAGCGGTGGACGTGCACTAAGGTTCTATGCCAACCTTGAGATTTGGACAAGTGTGGTGGGCAAGCTGCGTAAGCTCGTGCATGGGGACAAGCGCACGATTGGCGCTCGCTGTCTTGCAGAGATAAAGAAAAACCGCGTCACGGGCAAGGTAGGCAAGGACAGGGCAGTTGAAATCCCAATTTACTACGACTTGGGAATTGATGACGTAGGCTCTTGCGTGGACTTTTTGATTACCAACAAGCACTGGAAGCGAGCAAAGAAGGAGGAGGGCAGCGAAGAAGATTCTCGCAAGGCTGTATTCGATGCCAAGGAGATGCTGATTACAGGGACGCGCAGTGCCATCATTGCACGCATTGAGGAAGACGGAATGGAAGAGAAGCTGCGGGAAATCACCGCGCAGATTTGGAATCAGATTGAGGAGGAGTGTTTGCCAAACAGAAAGCGACGCTACGAATGAGTAATCAAATCTCTTTGAAACAATTACAAAAGGAGTTGTTGGTCTGGCAGGGCCATAACTTTCCAGGGCGGAAATGGGACAAGCCCTTTATGGGCATGGTGGAAGAGCTTGGTGAATTGTCTCACGCTTTATTGAAACAGGAACAGGGTATTCGAGGCACTTCACAAAATCATGATGCTGCGATTGTCGATGCGGTAGCAGACCTGTTGGTGTTCATGGCGGATTTTTGCAATGCCAGGGGAATAAATTTGCAAACAGCCCTTACTGATACGTGGGCGCAGGTTCGACAACGCGACTGGGTGAGATTCCCCAAGAATGGAAAGGATGAATGAGCAAAGGCTTCTTCCAAGAGCAGCAGGTTAATAACAAACAGAATGACCAACCCTGGAAGAAGTCAGAGCGTGATGCAATGCTGGACGCTTACTTTGCTGGGGGTAACGGAGCACACCCCAATGTCATTGCCCGCAAGCTGGGACGCAATTCCAAAGCAGTCAAACGACGGATTGAGGAATATACTTACAACGAGGACGACAGGGTGGCGCACTATGAACCCTTCCGTCGTGTCAGTCGCAAGGGCCAGCGTTGGACGCAGAATGAGCTGACCTTGCTCAAGGCAAATCGCGCTAAGGGCGTGGAAGCAAAGCACACCGCACGCTTGCTGTGCCGTGACGTGAATGAGCTAACCCTTAAGAAGGAAGCGCAAGTGGGTAAGACCAAAAGCCTCTTGTCGCTCGCGCCCACACTCGACCTCATATGGGCTTATCGTTATGTCCATGTCGTTTACAAGCAGCAGCTCATTTCCGACGAGGTTTACGATGGATTGGTGCAAGAGGAGATTGAATACGGAGGAGGCGCAGCAGAATTTGAAGCAATAAAACATCACCAGGGCTGGCCAGAGCGAATTCGCAGCTTAGGGCTTTACCTCGTGCAACGGGAGAAGGAGAAAGAATGAACTATGTGCTTGGATTTATGTTTAGTGTGGACCTTCAAAGGGTAGCACTGATTCGCAAAGCTAAACCAGAATGGCAGAAAGGCAGACTCAATGGGATTGGTGGAAAGATAGAGGAAGGAGAAATGCCCATTGACGCGCAGGTCAGAGAATTTCGAGAGGAGACGAGTTATTTGTTTACTACATGGTTTCCTTTTTGTGTGGTGCACGTTCCAAGGAGGGAGGTGGATACAGTTTATTGTTTTTGTGCTAGGGGAAATCTAAAGTGTTTGGCCACTACGACTGAGGAACCTATCGTTATTTGTAGTTCTGATTGTCTGCCCGAAGATACAATCGAAAACTTGCCTTGGCTTGTGGCTTTGGCTATTGACCATCTTGAGGACGGTAAACCACAGAAAGTGGAGGTATTTTATTAAGACCTGGTTGGTATTCGATGTGAGCTACTTGTGCCATCGTGCTTGGCATACGATGGGCGACTTGAGCTGGAGGGGACGCGCAACCGGCGTCGTGTTCGGGTTCCTGAAATCAATCACAGCTTTCAAGGACCAGTTTGCTACTGACAATGTGGCGTTCTGTTTCGAGTCGCCTCGCTTGTTGCGCAAGGAAATCTATCCAGCCTACAAATGGAAGCGGCGAGCTTTTGACAATCCGCAGGAGGAGCAGTCTTACAGCAAATTGCAGGGCCAAATTTGTCAGTTGCGGACAAACTATCTGCCACGCATCGGATTCAAAAACATCTGCTTTGCCCCAGGATATGAGAGTGACGACTTGATGGCTGCGATTGCTGCGGACATTGACAGTCGCTCAAGTTACTCAATTGGTGAAGAGCAATCAGTCATACTGGTAACTTCCGATTCTGACTTGCTGCAATGCCTGCGGCCAAACGTGACTATCTACTCGCCGCAGAAACAAAAGATTTTTACACAGGAGTGGTTTTGGAATACTTATGGGATGCACCCTTCAAGGTGGGCGGAAGTGAAAGCAATAGGCGGCTGCTCGACGGATGGCGTCAAAGGAGTGGAAGGGGTGGGAGAGGTATCGGCAATTAAATACTGTCGTAGCGTTTTGCCATTCAAATCGAAAGCGTGGCGAGCTATTGTAAACTCCTCAGCTATTATTGAGCACAATCGCAAACTCGTTCGCCTGCCGTTTGAAGGCTGTCCGGTTCCGACGCTTGTCGATGATAAAATATCCAAGGAAGGGTGGCGCGAAGTGTGTGCGGAATTGGGTATGCGTTCGATTGTTGGGCGCCCACCGATAGCAACCAGAGCGATGGCGGTCAAATGAAATGGGTTTCTTACAGAGACAATCTAAAATGGCGAGGTCGGGGTCGTAACAAATGAGAGCAAGTAAAGGCAGCAGTTTCGAGCGCAAGATTTGCAAGCAACTTTCCCTTTGGTGGAGTGAGGGAAAGCGTGATGATATTTTCTGGCGCTCATCGCAATCTGGAGGACGGGCCACTTCCCGCGCACAGAAAGGGCTTTCCACTTATGGCTCTTACGGAGACATTGCAGCAGTTGATCCGATTGGCGAACCGCTGTTAAAACTCTTCACGATTGAACTCAAGCGAGGCAACTCGCACAAGACGCCAGCCGACCTGATTGATGTGGAAGGGGACAACAGCAAGCACCCTTGGATGAAATGTCTCCAGCAGACCATTCGACAGCACAAGGCAGCAGGAAGTGTGGGCTGGATGATGATATTCAAGCGGGACTTCCGTGCGGCGATGGTCTGTATGGAAACTGAAGTTTACCGATACTTTGTGGGCCGGGGCAAAGTGCAGACGCGGATGCGGTTTATCCTCACTAACATTTTTTCGGAATGTTATCGCCTGGACTTCTGTGTGCTGCCCCTCGACCAGTTCCTCAGCACCACAAGCCCTAAGGACGTTCTGCGCGTGTTAAGCAGGCTGGGTGGCGGTCGTCCTTGGCCTGCTGTTTAAGCATAAAAGGCGTATTTCGATTCCTTTCAATATCAAGCACTTATGGAAAGGCGGCAAAATAGTTCCATTTTTCTCTTGCAAAGTAGGTATTTTTTGATACCTTGATTGCATGACAGAAAACAACAACAAAAACGAAGGACAAAACAAGATGAAAAATTGGTATATCAAACAGCGGCATAATCCCCAATTAGGAACGTATTTTGTCCCTATGGGGCAGATGCTTAAAGCACGAGCGACTGAAATACAACGCGGGTCGCTTTATGGAAGTAACACCATGTTAGCATTCCCAACGGAGGAAGCTTACAACCTATACCTAAACAAGCTGCGTGAAGAAGGAAAAAGAGTTCAATAAAAAAGCAAAACGAACAATGAAAATTCTAGTTTCCAATACCTGGGCTTTTGAGAAGGAAATCAACCGGCTTAACAAGCGGGCGGTCAAGGTGGGCTTTGCTCCTATAACTTTTGTGAACCTCGGACAGAAGACGGTCACGCAGCGGCGGTTGACCGTGCTTCATTCCGACGGGGAGGAGGCGGTGGAGGTGCGCAACATTCCGGTGACCGTGACCGAATACGAGCTTACGGTTCCTAGTGCTGAGGAATATCGGTGGGTGCTCGCTGCTACCATCACCCCGCTTGAAGACGGCGGCACGTTCGTTGACCGGCACATTGCAAATTTCGACGTTTCGCGATGGCAGGACAAGCCCAGCTATTGCGAGCACTGCCACACAAATCGCCATCGCAATTTGACCTACATCGTGCAGAACAAGGACGACGGCCGGACGCTGCAAGTGGGCCGGAATTGCTTTGCGGATTATGTAGGGCACGACGGACTGGCGAAGCTGGAGTTCGTGCAATGCGTTGTCAATATGTTCGGCAGTGGGGACGAGGATTTCATTTTTCCGGGTGGTAGCAGTCAGCGTGAGCAGGTCACTAGCGTGCGCCAAGTGATTGCGATTGCTGAACTCATTGCAGAGAAAAACGGCTGGCAGAACAACGTCAAGGATGAATATACCGGACAGTTTCTTACTCCAGGCACGCATCGCATCGCGGCTGACATTGCGCGTGGTTGTTTTACTGTTGAATGTTGGGGTAATGTAACCAAGGTTGGGCTTTTCAGCAGACTCGGTAACGAGCAAGACCCCATTTGGAAGCAAGTTGATGAAATCATCGACACCCTGCGCAACATGGAACCGGCAGCGTATGATGATTTCGCAACCCAACTTTGCTATTGCGCCGGGTTCGAAGTAGTGCCCAGCAAAAAAGCGGCGCTGGTCGCGTATGCCGGGCAGTTCTTGCGCAATGCACAACGCCGGGCGCAGTTGGAAGCGAAGAAGGCGACGATGCAGCATGTAGGCACGGTAGGTAAGCGTGAGGACTTCACCGTAACGCTGCGTAAGCTAGTGAGTTTCGAAACTGATTTCGGAATGTACTACATCCACATTTTCGAAGACGCGAATGGCAACGAGCTTGTTTGGAAGACGAGCAGCGAGATTGGACATGAGGGACAGACGTTCACGCTCAAGGCGACTGTCAAGCAGCACGGCGAGCGCAACGGTGTCAAACAGACAATCATTAGCCGCGCCAAAGTGCTTTGTTAATACGGCACATGTGACGTATTTACAAAAAAAATGAAATGTAAATTCACAATTCAATCGGAGTTCTTGACTCTCTTCTCTTTTGCATTTAAGAGTTGAGTATGCAGCACGTTCCAGTCTTTCGTAAACCAGGCAAGAAGAAAAAGATGCCTGTCAGAAATGGCAGTGAAATAGAGTGCCTTGGAGTAAAACTCAATCCCAAGCATAAACTATTCGTGGATACCTGGCTCACAAACAACTGGAACGGAACGGAAGCAGCTCGCACAGCAGGATATACAGGAACGCAAGCATCCCTGGGCGTTACGGCCTCTCGTCTGTTAGGAGACGCTAAAATTAAAGCCTATCGTGATGCAAAAATCAAAACTTTGCACCTTGAAGCAGATCAAATACTTCAACGGTGGGCTGAAATGGCAACTGGCGATTTGACCAAGCTGCTCGACAGGAAAGGGCAGCCCAAACTCAAGGAAGCTCGCAAAAAAGGATGGCTGATAAAGAAGTTGAAACAATCAGCAGATGGGTCCATTGAAATCGAATTGTATGATGCCCAACGAGCCTTGGACTCCTTGGCTAAGAACCTGGGCTTGCTTAAAGACAGTGTGCAATTGACTGGTGCCAATGGAGAAATTCCTCAATTTCAGAT